AAATCTATCTTGTGTGGTTTTTTCGTGGCAACTTGGTCCTTGGCAAAAATGTTTATCTGGCATTAGTGCCTCACTTTCCAAGTTGTCGTTGCTGTTCTGTAACCGTGACTATCTAAGTCATAATAAACATAGTAAGGAGTTCCATTCTTTGCAACTCCATATCTTGACTTGTCGTCATGTTTTCCTTTTCTTGTAATGTGCTTCTTATGTTTAGAAGCCCAATAAGTTATGTAAAATGTTTTTGTCATATTATACCTTTCTAGTTAATAGGACTATCCTATATTATAGGATAGCCCTTGTCAATACTTAATTTAAACTTTCTTCGTATTGTTTTCTTGCCAATATCTTAGCCTCTCTTGATTGATTTTTGTTCTTCATACCTTTAATCATACTTGCAAGATTGCTTGGATTGTAGATAGTTAAACCCGTTGAGTTAGTTCTGATTAGTTCTGCCTCATCAACATTTATCCCTAACTCGGTTGCAAGTTCAATACCCTCTGAAAGGTATCTATAAGCTTTCAATCCAATCTTTAACTGATCGCATTGTTTAGTAATTGTATCAATCCACGTTTGGTGTTTAGCAACTAGATTACCTTTAGCAATTCGCCACTCCTCAAACTTCTCATACTCATTTTTAGTACAAGCGATTGCTCTTGATCTGCAATAAGATGTACCAATAACATCAAGATAATATGGCTCATCAAAAGTTTTTGCCATACCAATATTATTATTGCTACCATGATAACTACTACCACCACTATAACCCAATGCTTTCATACATTGGTCAACGTGTTTTGTTTTGTGTGGGTTATCATCTTTGCCATTTTGTTGTGCATAGATATCTGGGTTTAAGTCTTGTGCTTTTAGTTCTTCTCTAAAATATGCAACTGCAAACTTTCTACCCTCGCTATCGTGGTATTCACTTCCGTCAAGATTACCAAACAAACCAAAATCAAAATGTGATTTAGTTTCTTTAGTTTCGCCCTCATCATCAGTATCTTCGTTGTGTGCAAAGTAAAAGCATTTATCTTTTGCAACAACATCACAAGGACTTCCATATTTATTTTTGAAGTGTCTTAATGTTGCAACATCATCTGTTGGATATGATCTTTCAACAACTTCTTTTGCAAGTTCACTTGCACTTTTATATTGCTCGTCAACATACTCTCTTGCTTGAAGATATAATTCTCTCTCTTGTGTATCTTCATTCTCAAATGTATGTTTTATTTTATTGAACAACTTGTTTCTTAACTCGGTGTTCATTCGTATTTTTGCCATTTTAGACCTTTCTATATTTATTTGTTTTTTATTTGTTTTATACCTTGACAATAGGATTGTCAAGGACTATATTTGATTTATTCCCTTTTGTTATTTACGGAATTAAAAACTCAAAATAACGGGATAATATCCCTGTCGTGATTAGCAAACATTTATGTATTGCCTGTAGCGATTGGGACTGATCCCTGGTCTATTCTATATGAGCCCTGTCCGGACGTTAAACAATTGTCACCGGGCTCTTCACTGGGATGGACCTGGGATCAGTTCACAACCGGGAAGTAACTGGTCGGGAAATAGTGTAGGAACTGTGCGGGTAGCTGGTACTCCAGGGTACTCTGAGACAACTCAAACTGACGGAGGTTGAACAGTCCGCAATCACCTACTGATCCCTGGTCCAATGGATAGTAAGTTCAGCTATGCTTTAGAACTGGTAAATTGGACCTGGGATCAGTCATTATTGACTGTGAGAATAAACACTAGAACACGGGTGGTTGTCTTCGGAGGTGGCCTCTTCTAAAGCCGGTAATAAAGCAGGTCCGGGCCCCGCGTAGCATAGTGACTGATCATTATTTGCTGGACCTATTAGTGCCCAAAGCCACATGCGAGCGGGGTGTGAAGAGGTCCTGCTAATAATGCCACTTTAGAATGATTCTAAAAATCATTCTAAAGAAGAAGGAATAAAAGCGCCAAGCCTCAAGCAGCAAGCAACGCTTGACAACTGGTCCAGGATAAGATAGGATGAATTTAGAAAGGAAAAATTATGACAAAGAAAATACCAGAAATAAAAAAAGAGTTTTTACCAGGAGGCGCGAAGCGTCAGGAGCTGTTGGACTCTGTTCCAAAGTATTTACAGACTCCAGGTTTTCAGGGAGACAAACATTTATTTTGTTTGGATGTCCTAAAACTTACGGAGACTGAGTATTTGGAAGCCCTGAACAAAGCAACAAACGGTGCGCTGGTTGAAAGCGCGTGGAATTAATGAGTAGACGTCCTGGGCCAGCAATGGCCCGAGTCTTCCTGCAGCATGCGCGATGGCTCGAGGATCAAGGGCCAAGCTACAAGCATCAAGCAGCAAGCGCCAAGCGTCAGGCGTTAGAGTTGACAAGATTAAATTACTGTGTTATTCAGTCCCATAAATTAAAGGAGAAAGAAAATGCCATACTTTAGAGAAGAAGACAGACTAAGAAAAGACAACACGTGGAGCGACGAAGCCCACAGCGTTTTAGTTTTAGCAATACAAACAATTGACAAGCTGGGAGGCCGTGAAGAATTTCCTGAGCTAAGACAGAGATTAGATTTAATTTTAAATTCTCAACATTGGAAGGAGAAAAGAAGCAATGAAAACAAGTGAAGCATGGACCCTGGTAGGCGGCCTGAGCAAGCCGTCGAAGATGCCGGGCTGGTCAATTGGTATACCCGCGAAGGAATGCAACACCGGCTCGAAGCTGGTCCACGTTAAAGGCTCAGTCTGTGAAGGCTGTTACGCCCTGAAAGGTTGTTATGTTTTCGCGGTTGTACAAAAAGCTCAATACAAGAGACTTGAAGCAATACAGCATCCTGACTGGGTGCTGGCAATGGCAACACTAATTAATTCTAAAAAGCCGGACGTGTTCAGATGGCATGATTCAGGAGATGTACAGAACGTTCAGCACCTGGAGAAGATATTCGAAGTATGTAGATTAACACCGAGCAAGCGTCACTGGATGCCAACTCGTGAGGCATGGATCAAGGACCATATGCAGGACGCGCCAGCGAACCTGGTTGTCCGGTTCTCATCACCGATGGTAGATCAGGGACCAGTCAAGAGCTGGGCCAATACGTCAACAGTGTCGACGAAGAGTCGAACATGTCCAGCCCCGGACCAAGGCAACGAGTGCGGCAGCTGTCGAGCTTGTTGGGATCCGCTGGTAAAAAACATAGAATATGGTAAACACTAAAATGTTTTACCATCCAAAATATTATAAAGAATTACGAGACGCGGGAAACGAGTTAGCGAAGCGCAACGCTGTCAAAGAAGACCTGGCATGTTCAGGCAGCTCACCCGCACGTAATAAATCTGATCAGGTCATTAGCAAAGAACCGGCGACGGCTGGGAATCAGCGTGCACCTGGTCAGGGCCAAAGCGCCAAGCTTCAAGCACCAAGCGTCAAGCCCCAAGCTCCTGAAGCATCAAGCGACAAGCGTCAAGCCCCAAGCAGCAAGCGTCAAGCTTAAACCCACAAGCGTCAAGCTCCAGGATTCGTGAACCACGGAAAAGTTTCACGGTACGAGGACCAAGGGCCTCTGCTATGATAAATGTATTGTGTGGATGCTTCACATGGAAGGCAATTTGGTGTGGTGAAAACCTAATTTTGTTCCCCTTACAGACCTTTAATTCTACAGTGAAAAAGTGGCCAGAACTATTATAGCCCAATAGATCGGGAGTACCAAGTAAGCTATTATTTTCAAGTCTATTCCACGATATTTCAGGTATATATTTTTTAACTTTTGCATATAATTTTTGTTCTGGTTTCAAGGGAAGTTAGTAGTCCCGTTGAAGCTTATCAGGTAAGATAAGACTCGATGGTTTTTCTGTTTTTAAAACCAATCTGTGTGCACTATGACCTGGCTGACCAATAATAGGAGTAGCATTTTCATGTACTTCCATTCTTCGAATAGCATGTAGTTTTCCATTTATCTCTACGTAGATGACAGCGTTCTTTACTGCATCAGAACCTTTCGTAAAGTTGCTTAGAAACAACTGCAAGTCTTGTACTCTCATGAATTTTTTCTTAACTTGATAGATAGATCCTGTATCACTTTTTTATAACCTTGCAAGAGATTTTTATTTTTTTCGTTTTCAGATACAATTTTTTTTAATTCCCAGATTTCTTTTTTCTGTTCTTCAACTAAAGTCTTATATCCTTCTATAGTGTCGTATAATTCGCTTGAACTTCTATGTACTTTCATTCTTGACATTATAGGATAGTTCCCTTAAATTGTCAATATGGGTGTACCAAAAAGATTAACAGAAATGCAACAACGATTCGCCGAGTTCTTAGTATTCGGTGGACCAGATGGACCAATGACTAAACGTGAAGCTGCTATCGCTGCTGGGTATAGTAAGGATAGAGCTATGCGTGAAGGATCAGAACTTACAAACCCTAGATACTCACCACTTGTTGTCAAACATATTGGAGAACTAAAAGAAGAAAGATTAAGAAAACATGAAGTGACTTATGAAGGTCACGTTGCAGAGCTTGCAAGACTTAGAGAGGCCGCTTTAAAGAAAGGATCATTCTCTTCAGCAGTGAATGCGGAAGCAAACAGAGGAAAAGCAGCAGGGCTATACATAGATAGGAAGATAATAAAAACAGGAAAACTAGAGGACCTATCAGAACAAGAGCTAGAAGCAAAAATGAAACAGATAATAGACGACTACGGGCAGTTAATAAATGTGACTCCATCTATATCTTCTGAATCTTCTTCACCCACTGACGAGGAATCATCGTCCGATCCCCAAACGTAATACCATCATCATCTTTATCGTAAGAAGCAAAAAGTTTTACAGAATCTTTATCTTTAGAATACAACCAACCTTCATTAACTGGTGTTGCTAATTTCATTTTGTTAAACTCTTTCTCAGTTGCCCAGCCAGAGTCACTGACGCAATCAATCCACTCCACTCTAACTTTAGAAAAAGGTATATCGGCGGACTTATCAGTTAACGATAATTTTCTTCTTTTTCTAGGCATGAACCTCTTTTATACCTGTCGACACTATAAGACAAATTTTTTTTTAGCTTGCGCTTTTTCTAAAAAAATAAAAAAAGTGTCGACAAGGGGTGAAAATGACCTATTACCGTTGGTATTATTGAATAGTAGCTTCGACACTATAGGTATCGCAGGGGTGTCGAAGGGGTATCGAAGGTGTCGACAACTTCCCTCAAATTTGTACACTTTTGACGCAGAAAACTTAGAATCATTCTAAAAAAGGGCAAAATTGTCGACACTTTCGATACCTTGTCGACACCCTTTCGATACTTCATTATCCTATAA